TGCTTCGACCAGTTCGATGGCTACTTCGTAGGAGAGGCCGGGGGCATTGCCGGTAGCGAGGGGGATTTGCTGGCTGTGCAGGTCGAGGCAGGTTTCGGCGTAGCTGTCAAAATGGACGCTGACCGGAGCGCCATTGAGCGGGTCAATGTAATTGATGGTCACGCCTGCCTGCGTGTATGAGGCGCGCAGGGCGTCGCGATATTGCTGGCCCGTCAGGCCGGTGGGTGTGCCATCATATTTGAGCAGGTCGTTGGAGCAGAGCAGCACCATCGACCACGTGCGCTTGCCCGGCCCCAGATCGACATACGACTCGCCGTTGTCTGCCCGCACCGTCGCCTTGCGCACTCTCGGCTGCTTCATGCGGTACGTCCCTGGCTTCACGAAGTATCCCGTTCCATCGATAATCACTTCACAGTCCTGCCCGATGGTTGCCATGTCCTTGCTCCTTTATGTATGGTCTTCGCCGTCTCATGCCATCAGAATTGTCCTGGGACGTGTCATGCGAAGCGCGAGCAAAGCATCTGCGCTGCCCTCTGCTTGCTCTCCTGAGATGCTTCCCCTTCGCTGCACTCAGGGCTAACGGCTCTTTGCCGCTCCGCATAACCCGTCCAGTGTTTACGATTCGGGGGAGATGCGTGAGGTCTGCGTCGTTTTCGTGTCGCTGATGGAGACCAGTTCGCCATCGATGGTAACGGAGAGGCCCCATTTTTTCAGCGCGGTAGTGATGATGAGAATGATTTGCGAGAGGCGGGCATTTTCTTTTTCCGTTGCCAGCACGCGGTCGCGCAGCATGCTCAGTTCCACGTTCAGCGCGTTGATGACCCGTTCCTGCACCTCTTCGGTGGTGCGCGCGAAGCCCACGCGATAGGCCACGAAGCCGCCGATGGCGAGGAAGATCAGGAATGCCAGGTTCACCATTGGCATCCATTCAGCCAGGGTTGCCATTGTTTTCCTCCATGTGTAAATCAGCCTGATTCCGCAGGCCACCTGATGAATTTTTCCCACCGTGTGGGGAAAAACTGTAGGGACAGTGCCTTGTGCCTGTCCTGTTTGAGTCTGCCGGACGGACTTTCCTCTTTCCCCATTCGATTGGCAGAATTCATCAGGGCCGGGTGAGGCGGTGGAGTTACAATCGGGGCCAGCGAGCGGGGATATCTCCCCAGTGAACCCTTGAGGATGCGGCAAAATCGCGCTGATTTTTGATCTCTGTCAGCCGCGCCTCAAACTGCTGCATTTTGTTCTGCGCCGCTTGCAGCCATGCGGTTGGGATGTGCGTATCGTCCACGCGGTCGCGCAGCGCGCCATCCTGGAAATCGAAGTTGTCGTTGGTAGGAACCTGGTAAGCTTCCATGGCGTAGGCGCAGGCGCCCAGCACGATGATGTCGCGATGCGCCTCCGGGATGGTTGAGCCGGAGTAGTCGAGCTGGTGCTTTGTGGCGTAGAAGACACGCAGCACCAGCGTCGAGTCCTGCGGCAGTTCCGCGCTCGACAGCTTCAGGGTGAAACTGGGCGTTGCTGTGCCTGTGGGGCCGGAACCGGAGCCGACCGCGCCCTGCGCGCCCAGATTGCCGCCAGCCGCCAGCGCGGCTGTGCTATCGAAGAGGTTGGAATATTCCGCGAAGTCGCGCTCGAACGGAGGCCAGAGCATGACCCCGCTGGTATTGACTGTTGGCGGCCCCGGTCTGACAACGATGACGCTGTCCGCGCTATTGTCTACAAACTGCGTTGTTGTGTTGTCCGCCAGCGTGGCCAGCAGGTACAGTTGCGAGCCGCCAACCTGCGTGCGATAGAGGTTGCGACCGATGACGGTGTTGGTCGCGGCGCCGGGCGTTGAGGGCGCGGCGGGGCCGATGGGAATATTTGCCAGTTGCACCTGCTGGTTGCCGCTCGTCGTTGTCACCGTTGCCAGCGGCGAGGGCGTGGTCTCGCCGCCCTGCGAAAGGAAGGTTACGGCATATGCGTAGGAGCCAATGCCTGTGCCTGTTCCCGCTACCGGCGTCGCCATCATGCCCGCGCCAGGGGCGGGAAAGTACGAGCCATACGCCTGCAGCGGGTAGAGGACGCGCTCGATCCACCACACCGGGTAGGCCGCGTTCCACGATGCCGGGTAGGGGTATGTGCGCTGGAACGGCTGCGAGGCCATGTCTGTGAAGACAATGTTGGGGTAATACTGGCTATAACGGTCGACCGCCTTATCGATGGCGCGGTCGATATCCGCGTCCTGCCAGCGCAGGTTTGCCGGTGAAAGCGGGTCAAACAAATCCTGTCGCACGGCGGTCTCTATATCAGAGAGCAGCATTGTAACCTCCTTCCGGCCACCGCTTGCCCTGGCCCACACTGCTCAACCTCCCAATCGCTCGCTCAGCGAGCGATTGGAAGCGTATATAGTAGGGCCAGCCCTTGCGGCTGGCCTGTAGTGGGGCCAGTTTTTGCGGCTGGCCTGTAGTGGGGCCAGTCCCATAAGCGTTAACTGAAGCCTGTGCGAGCGCCAGGCAGGCCACCCGCAAGGGGTGGCCCTACTATATACGCCCCCTCCACAAGGGACTATTGTCTCTAGTAGGGCCAGCCCTTGCGGCTGGCCTGTGGTGGGGCCAGTTTTTGCGGCTGGCCTGTAGTGGGGCCAGTTTTTGCGGCTGGCCAGGATATAGCCAGCCGGCGGGGTATGGCCGGGATGCATCACATCACGTAGCCATAAGTGAAGAGTGTGACAGTACAGGCGCCGCCGTTGGCCTTGATGTCGATCCGGCCCTGGCCATCGACGGGCAGCAGGCCCCCGCCGTTGAGGTTGCCCGTCGCGCTCTGATTGTCTCCGATGGTCAGCGTCTCACCCAGGTTGCCTCCGTGCGCTGCCAGATCGATGTGCGCGGGCGGAGCCGGTGTTGAGAAGTACGCTTTGCACAGCACTGCCAGCGTTCCCGCCGGAAGGTTGCTCAACGTAAACGTCTGCGTCACGCCCGCGTTGATCGTTACCGCGTTCACCTGTTGTACCGGGCTGCTGATCGTCACGCGACCGGGCGGCGGCGAGGCCAGCCCGCTGCTGCCGTTGGCGAAGACGGCAATGACGACGGCATCCGAGGGGTTGTGTTCGTCAAAGAAGAGGACAGCGCACAGCGCGCCGGGCAGGCAGGAGGTGGAGTCCAGCGTGTTCGAGACCGGCACGCCAACCAGCGCCGCCGAGGTCGCTTCCAGCAGCAGTACCGAGGCCGTGTATGTACTCGCGTTAAACGACTGGATAATGCCGCGTTTGATCGCCTGGCTCATGCGTCATTGCTCGCCTGACCGGGACTGGGAACGCTATCGCCGCCAGCGCAGGCATGGAAGCTGCCCGCCGTATACGATGTTCCCAGCACGCCGTTGACCGTTGTGGCGATGTTCGCGAAGGTCTGCGTCCCGGATGGGTCCACGCGGAAGAACGTGCCATCATTCGGCACATTGCCGTCGCTCGTCTGCTGGAAAATGCATAACGTCCGCAGATTGAGGTATGAGCCTGCCGGGGCGATCTGCCCGCTGTTATACCGTCCCCAGGTGAATTCCGCTAAATCCAGCATTGTCTGTTTCTTCCTTTCTGTTCTGGTCTGGTGCTTTTATCGGTGTTCTCTGCCGTCTTAGACGACCGGCATAATCTCAATTTCGAAGGGGTCCATGTGACGCGGCCCGGCAGCGGTCTGCACGGTGATGTAGACGGTGAACTGCCCGACGGTTGCCACATCTGAAGCGGTCAGGTTGTAGTGGCAGGCGCCGGTGGAGGCGTTGTCGATGGCCCAGCCGCCCGCGCAGACCTGCACGGCCCCCGTCAGCTTGTTTTTCCATTTCATGGAAATGGCCGAGTTGGACAGGCCGATGAGCAGGCTGTTGCCGCTATCGTCAACGAGCTGGGGCGCAAAGGGGCTGCCGGTATCTCCCTGGTAAAGCGGCGATATCATCTCTAATTCCCCCTTGCTCTGACAACAATCTTTCCATCTCTAGCATACACGGTGGCATTGCTTTGCGGCGGGGTGTTCCAGTAGGGGTATTCGGCGGCATACTCTTTTGTGCCGGGGCCGGGCAACTGCGAGGGGTTGCTGTAGGCGCTCATGTAGGTGGGGACGCTGTTGATCGACTGAAACAATGATTTGGTCTCCACCGCTGAAAGCGGCAGGGCGTTGGTATGCACGACCGAGTTGGGGTTGTCGGTGTAGGAGAGGCACATGCCGCCGCCGCCCTGGCGCATGGCGTCGTACATCTCAATCGTCCAGCCGCGCACCTGTTCCTGGGTGTAGATGGCGGTGACGGAGTTCTGGGCGTAGACTTTCACGCCGCTGGCGTGGGCGTACTGCGCGGTCCATGCCGCCTGCGTGGCTCCTGATCCCAGGGGATTGGTGGTGATCTGGATGGTCGTGGCGTTTTTCGCGGCCTGGCCGTAGGCGTAGACGATCTCCTGACTGGAGTAGACGGCGGCTTTGTAGTCAACCGTGATGGGGGTGGCGTCGGCGATGGCGGCGGGCAGGGCGGCGACGGGGATGCTGGTGTAGGCTTGCCCCTGAGTGAGGGCGGCAGCGGTGGTGGTCTGTGTGCCGTTGCCGTCGTCGTACATGTCCCAGCCGAATTCGCAGCACCAGACCTGGGCGATGGTGTTGTTGGCGGCGAGTACGCTTTTCATGGCGGCCAGTTGCTGGGAGATGCTCGGCGTGTTGGCATCCGAGGTGGTGGGGTCGGGTCCTGCTGAACTGCCGCCGCGATAGTAGTGGAAGTCGACGGCGTCGATGAGGCCATTGATGCCGCTGTTGTAGGTGCAGAGGTTGGTGAGCCAGTTCTGGACGTGGGAGAGGGCGTTGGTGGGGACTTTGCGCACGGCTCCGGCCAGGATGAGGGCATTGGGGGCGGCGGCTCTAATGGCGGGGGCGACGGACTGGATGGTGAGGGCAAGCCATTTGCCTTGCAGGTCGCGGTAGCCGTTGGGGTCAGGATTGGGGCTGCTGTCGTACTCTTCGTTGCCGATCTGGAAGATGCCTATCGTGCCATGCCC